TCATTTTTCAGCCCACAGGCTTGCTGGTTGAGAAACGAAGTGTACACTTTCGACTAAAATCACCTAAACGGTGTAAAATTGAGCAAAGCGCCCCTGTGGTAGGCGAGTTAAATATAAGAAGTGTCACGGGAAGTAAGACGGCCTCTTAGCTCAAAATTACACTAAATAACAGGAAACCTAGTCGAAAGACTAGGTTTTTTGTTTGTTCACCCGTCGCTTTCCTGCGTCGCGGAACCTCACCTGCCGAAAGGCTGGGTGAAGAGGCAGAAAACAAGGTCGAAATGCCTCGTAACAAATCATTATGGTCTGTCGCGGTGGTTCGATTCAGTCGGTACTCATAATGAACCGGTCGAGTCTCCACGACAGCCAAACAAAATTATGCACGCATTAGTCGCGCAGATGGCACTTTCAGCCAATGTCCGCCAGAGCAAACGGATTTCTTCCGAAGTAACTGTCGGAGAGGTGGCAGAGGTCATGGCAAAAGAAGATAGCGGATTCATTGAAAAACTGTTCTCCAGGAGAGGGTCAAATCCAATCTCAATGGAGAAGGTCAGAGAGTTTACAGAGCAGAAGTAGCAATGGGTGACGGCGATCGGGACGCTCCCGATTTAAGTCAAAACTATGTTCTCAATTAAAACAAAAAAGAAGTTCATCGTCGCAAAAGTTAAAGTGTTCTTTACGAAGAAACGGTATATGGGCAATCATCCGAAGTCGAAGAAATTTATCACTGTCGCCTTCCTGGTCACAGTCAACAGTTTCATCCTTTGGAATCTGTCACTTCATATGCCGACAATCGAAGTCAAGTTTCCTTCCGGAAGCATCGTTGCGGAAAACGAGGCATTAGCCAAAGAAATACCGGAAGTGAAAAAAGAGCGCGATCTCGTAGACGTGATCTTTTCGAAAGAGTCTTCGCGTGGAGTAAAGAATTACTCCAAATGTGAGGCCATCGGAAAGTTTAACCGTTACGGGTTCGCTATTCCAGGAGACGGAAGCTATGTGTGTTTTGAAAAGGGGGAAGACACTGTAGCGGTCGCCGGATGGGTTGCTCATCGGAAAGCACTCGGATGGAGTGACAATCAGATCCTCTGTTACTACAACAGCGGAAAAGCAACTGAGATGTGTGACTATCTCAAATAAAGAAGTCGCTAAGTAAATCATTATAGCAATCGTTATGGCAGAAAAGTCATTGCAGGTTTCGAAGATCAACCAAGAGATCTCGGAACAATTAGCTGACAAGGAGACAGCACAAGCTCTCCTTACAACGACATTCAAAGGATTGGCTTTGCCGGTCATGAAACAAGCGCTTCTCGAAGGAATGATGCGCGGTTTCACGTTTAAGAATTTTCTCGAGAAGGATGTGTATGCACTTCCTTTCGGCGGAGGATATTCATTGATTACCTCTATCGATTACATGCGAAAGATCGCGATGGAGACAAAGGAATATGCCGGTAAAGATGCGCCGGTATTCACTGATGATGATACTTGTTCGGTAACGGTCAAGCGTATCGTTGGTGGAGAAGTGCGCGACTTTACGGCCACTGTTTATTTGTCTGAATACTCCACTGGAAAGAATCAGTGGGCAACGCGTCCTAAAACAATGCTTTCGAAAGTGGCTGAAATGCATGCTCTCCGTATGGCATTTCCGGAAGAGCTTTCTAAAGCCTATATCGAAGAGGAGAGTACGCCAGTGAAAGTTGATGTAACCGTTTCTGATCCGATCGACTTTGTGAAGATCCAGGCTGCTTTTGACGCATGCAAGACAACGGATGAAGCAAAGACAGAGTGGAACAAGCTTTCGAAGGAAGAAAAAGCTGATAAGTCTGTTATCCAAATTGCCAATGAAGCCAAAAAGAGATTGACCGAGAAAGCGCCGGAAAACACAGAGGAACCGAAGAAAGCATAGTCCTATGAAAATCTATTATTGCGAACAGCGTAGCGAAGAATGGTATGCGCTCCGATGCGGTCGCATGACGGCATCAGAAGCGATGACTATCGCGGCTAACGGAAAGGGACTCGAAACCTATGTCTACGGCGTCATGGCTGAAAAGTACAGCCAGAACCGAGAAGTCGGTTACATAGGTAAAGACATGGAGCGAGGAATCGAACTCGAAGATCAGGCCAGAATGACCTATGAAATCGAGAACGATCCAGTGGAAAAAGTAGGGTTTATCGAAGAGGACGAATATACCGGCTGTAGTCCGGACGGGTTGGTTGGAGACGAGGGTGGTACGGAAATCAAGTGCGTAAACGATGCTAACTTCTTCCGGATTCTCGTGGACGGATACGAGGCAATCGAGAAGAAATTCATTTGGCAGTGTCAGATGTCACTCCTCATCTCGAAGCGTAAGTGGTGGGATCTCGTCATTTACAACCCAAACTTTGAGAAGAATATGTTGGTGTTCCGGATTGAACCAGAGCTTGCGAAGCAAGAACGACTCATCGTTGGAATCGCCAAAGGGAAATTATTAATTGATCAACTTACTCAAAAATATGAGTCAAGAAATGGCAAAATTTAATCCGGCAAAAGAGGAAATCCAATCTGCCGTAATGGAAGTCGAGGGACTGACCATCAGTGGCATTGATGATGTTGCCGGCTACGAAGCGGTCAAGGCTGGGAAGAAGAAGCTCGCCGACTATCGCATCGAGATCACTAAGTTCGGAAAAGCTCAACGCGAAGAGGCATTGAAATGGCAGCGCGAAGTCCTGAGGCAGGAGAAAGAGCTGCTCTTGATGATTGAGCCGACTGAAACCAAATTGAAGAATACTCTCGAAGCGATCGATAAGGAAAAGGAAAAGCAAGAACGGATTATTCTTCTTCCAAGTCGTAAACTGATGCTCGACGAGATCCATGTTGAGATGACAGATGATGAAATTCTCAATCTCGATGAGGAACAATTCTCAGCATTGTACACGAGTAAAAAGATGGCCTATCTCGAAAGCCAGGAAGCTCTTCGGAAAGAAGAGGAAGCACGAAAGGCACGCGAAGCAGAGCTTGAACAAGCAAAAGCAGAAGCGGCAAAAAAGGCAACCGAGGAAGCCGAACGTAAAGCCAAAGAAGATCTCGAGCGCGTGGAGAAAGAAAAGCAAGCTGAGATAGAAAAGATCAAGCGCGATCAGGAGGAGGCTGAGGCGAAGAGGATCAAGGCTGAAGAAAACCGATTGGCTGGAGAGGCTCAAGTCGAACGAGAGAAAGTTCTTGAACAACAGAAGACCGAAAAGAATCAGAAGTATCAAGCGTGGCTCAAGAGGAACAACGTTACTGATGAGAACCGCGAAGACTTTCATATAAAGCGCGAAGACATAGAAAGGGAGGATGGGTCAGAGAAAATGACCAATTTCACTCTCTATCGGAAAGTTGACAGCATCCAGGTATAGAAAATTTATGAAAGGACAACAAATTAGAACGGCGGAAGAGCTATACAGAACAAAAAGCGTTTATGTCAAAAAGTGGGAAAAGGGACATGCTACGGCGTTTATATGTTCTATGCAATTCCGAGTGGTAATGCAGTGGTTAAGGTCGGGACAGTTCTTTTATTTCGTTAAAGATGAAAAGGAAAAGTTCAATACTCGGTTTTCAAAAAAGTTTAAAAAATAACCAACCTAAGCATAAAAACATATGCCAAGTCCAAAGCCGAAGAAGTGTATCTCTTGTCTCAAGAGGAAGGCCGAAAGTCAGTTCGCAACGCGAAGTGATAACGGAAAACTGAGGAACTCATGCAAAAAGTGCATATCAGGAAAAGTGAAGGCAGTGAAAAAGTAGCCATCAGAAAACAATAAATCAAACGATTAAATAATAAACATACATATGCCAAAGCCAGCATACGGTGAATTGGGTGACACGATCGACGCAGGAAAATACGATGCCGTCATTTACTTGATCGCAGACATCGGACACCAGCAGACGTTAAACGGAAAGTCGATTCATAAGTATTTCTTTGAATTCGATATTCCGGAGAAGAATACAACGAAAGCGCTTTCTAATTTCGGTATAGCAAATTGGCTTTCTCCATCGAAAGCGCCTTACGTTGGTTTGTATGAGCTGATAACGGCAGTAGCAAAAGTGCCTGTTACCAAAGAAGAAATTGCGGTTTTCGATCTTTGGACGCTCATCGGAAAGACAGTGAAAATCACGATCGAGGAGGACGAAAAAGGCTATATGAATGTAACGGCGATTGAGCCGGCCGAAACCGATCTGAAGAGTGAGCGCGAACTGTTCACTTTCGAAATTGACGATATTCCGAATCTGGAAAAGCTCGGACAGCTTGAAAGCAAATGCTCAAGAGCGCTTACACAGCTCTATAAGTCCGAAGAATTCATCAATCAGTCCTACAAAAAGGACGAAGGAGAAGAAAAAGAAGAAATCAAGATTGAGGACGTGCCTTTTTAAGGGATAGAGAGAAGAGTAATTAACCGCTCTTCTCTTCACCCCATTAAGCGGTTAGTGGGGTCGAGAGAAGAAAACCAATACAGAAACTTTTTATGGAAAAAGAAAAGAATGTCTACGATACACTCGGTGGCAATGTCGCCGAGGAAATAAAACAGTATCCATTGGAGAAAATGGATCTCCTTACTACAGACAATGCTGGTAAGAAAACTACCAATCGGTGCGTGGAAAATGTCTTCCGAATTCTCGAGCGCCATCCGATCTACGCCGGACGTTTCCGTTTCGATGAATGGACGCAGAAATTGGAAATCAAAGACGAAAAGGTATGGCGCGAGATTGATGATACCGACTATACCCCGATTCAACGTGAAATTTCATCCATGTACGTCCCTTTCCGGTCTTTGAGCAAGGAAATGGTCATTGATGCTGTCGGTGATGCCTGTCGCGCTCATTCTTTTGATCGAGCGATTAACTTTATACGGAAGGAAGCTTGGGATAAGAAACCAAGACTTGATACCTGGCTCTCAAAGGTCTACGGAACGGCCGAGGACGAATATCACAAAGCGGTGGGATCGAACTTTTTCAAGGGAATGGTGAAACGCATTATCAAGCCTGGATGCAAATTCGATACCGTCCTCATTCTCGAAGGCAAGCAAGGCTGTGGGAAGTCAACGTCTCTCTCAATCATCGCCGGAGACTGGCATTTGGAAACGACTCTCAAGGCCGATAGCAAAGATTTCTTCATGCAATTCAAAGGCAAGCTCATTGTCGAGTTCTCCGAAGGAGAAACTCTTTCAAGAACAGAAACGAAGAACATGAAGGCCATGATCTCCACGAATACCGATACTTACCGCGCCCCGTACGGCCGAACCATGAAGGATGTACCGCGCCGGTGCGTTTTTGCCATGTCTACGAACCAAGATGAGTACCTCAAAGACGAATCCGGTAACAGAAGATTTTTTCCTGTGGAAGTGGAAGGGATGGTAAACACTCAGTGGCTCATTGAGAACCGACAGCAATTGTTCGCTGAAGCGCTTTATAGGGTAGAAAAACTCAAAGAAAGCGTTTACGAGTATCCAGCGGAAGCGGAAATCAAGCAAGAGGCAAAGATGGTGCGCAGCGCCTTCGAAGACACGATTGATGATTGGCTGAATAAACCTATCGGCATCAATGGAATAAGGATGAATTTCGAAGAAGAAGGCTTCACGATCATGGACGTCTGGCTGTTTGCACTGTATGGGGATAAGTCGCGAATTAAGAAGGCGGAAGAGATGCAAGTAGCTTTAGCTCTGAAACATTTGGGCTATGAAACGAGGCAAACGATGGTCAATGGTACACGAAAAAGACGGTGGTTTAAGAAAAGAGCAAGTTTTTTAGAAAAATTCGGAATAGCTGAAGAAAAAGTAGGAAGTGAAGTCGAGTAGGTCTAGTAGGTTGAGTAGCATTTTTCTCCTTATATAAGCCTCATTACTATACCTACTCTACCTACTCTACCTATTAAAGAAAAGAGTAATAAATAAAATATTTAGGGTTTATAGAAAAAAAGTAGTGTAGGTGGTGCAGGTCGAGTAAATGCCTTTGAATAAGCCACAAAAAATAAACTGAGGTTGAGCAGTAGGTTGAGCACTTGGAGGAAAAACAATAAACAGCGATAAAAAAAGCCGATATGAAATCACTCGATATAATAAAACTTTCAAAAATTCCAGGCTGGCTTAATTTATTGCCGGAAGCGTATCAGGATGAGGCTTGCTTGATACATGAAGAGCTGATGAGTTTTTTAAAAAACGTAGAAATAGAGCGGTATGCAGAAGTGAGAAAAGTAAAGCAAGCCCTTCGAGAATGGCGTGAGAGCGACGAGATAAAGGAATTCGCAAAGGAAGCTCGGCTCAGATATTTGAAACATCAGGAAAAGGCCACGCTCAAGATGTTCCGAGATAACAAGGCGCGGTATATCGAATTAATGCGAATAGATCCGGAGAACATGGAAATCTTCTATCTCAAGGAAGAGGCGGAACAACTTGTGAAGCAATTGAATTCATATCAGAAGGAGCGAGAAGCGCGACAGCACAACCGGAAAGATGAAATAACGCCTGAGATGGTCGATCGGGCGAGGGAGTACCCCATAGAACAGATAGTACCGAAAGAACGGAATGGCAGAGCGAAGTGTGTCTTTCATTTGGGAGAGGACGGCAACATGGATATTCGTAAAAATTTTGCCTTCTGCTACGTCTGTAACAAGTCTTCCGATGCAATAGGCGTTTATATGGCAAAAAACCTCTGTAGCTTCAGGGAGGCAGTACTAGCAATGCAATAAAACACAACACTATGACGGAATTAGAATACAAAAAATTTATAGCCCCAAATGATCGGGACTTTGATTCAAAAGCAGTTTTGCTCCGGACAGCGATCGAGAACGCCAAGAAGCGCGACGGCAAACTCACCGGCTATCGGAAACTCCGGAAGTTTCAGTTAATCCGAGCGGTAAGGCGGCAAGCGGTATGACCTGGACAAATGGCCGGCACGCCTACAACGGGACAGTAAACGGAAGAGGTCAGCGCGGCGCATCGAAAATTCTTAAGGGGTTGAAAATAAATCAGAGAAAACTAAAAAAAGCATTTGACAAACTCGACTATGAAAGAAAAAGACGTTCAAACATTGTTCGGAAAAAAGAATCAGCTCACAGGAGTATTCGAACTGAAGCTCTGCAAAGAAAAGAGCTTGCCATTTGAAGCGGTGGCAGCACATCAGGTCAAGGCCTTGCTTCGGGTCGAAGGCGAGGGGCTGTATCACAAGATTTCCGATATGTCGATGGGAGAGAAACCATTTGATTGCTTCTATCTCGCGGAGTTACCAGCTTATGTTGTTCCCGTTTTTTATATACCACGCAAGCAAAAGACCGCTTATTATATCCGGATTAAGAATTTTATAAAGATGATGAAAGGGGCAGATCGGAAGAGTTTTACAGAAGTCATGGCAAGGGGAAATGCCGAAATGGTTATGGAACTATAAATCATTATTAAAAAATCATTATGAGCGAAAGAACAAAGAACGGAAGAATGCGGATTTATACCTTTCTTGAAATGAAAGGAGTAGAGGTTCTCCCATTCCGGCACGAATTAAGTAAGCTTTTGAAGGAATATGCTCGGTTGGAGGCACTCGATCTTATTGGAGAAATCATCGTTTTGCGCGATAGAGCGAGGCGGCATCGAGCAATTATTAATTCGCTGAGGAATAAGTAACATTATGAAAATGAACTTTTTAAAGGACTATGTGGATGTGGAGTGCTGCAATTGTGGCGTAATATTCTTTCTTTCTGAGGAAATGGATACAAGGCGCAGGAAAGATCATGACAGTTTCTATTGTCCGAGTGGGCATAGTCAATCTTATAAAGCGAAATCAGAGGAGCAGAAATTAAGGGAACGGTTACTCGAGAAAGAAAGGGAACTGGAAATGAAGGACAGGCAGCTTCAGAATTGTCTGAGCAAAATCGAGAAGCCGAAGCGTTCTCGAACTAAAAAAGGTAAATAATTTATAAATCACTATGGATAATCTTTTTAAAATAGCGTCCATCTCAATCACAGTTATAATCGTTTCTTTCAACTTAGTCGAGCATTGGGAAAGAGTTGAGATGAACAGAATAATGTTTCAGTACGGAGACGGGAATTGCATCATCACCGCATACAATAATATTCAATGTCGCACCTATGAAAATTGAAATAACGAAGGAAGTCGAAAACGAGATCAACGCTATGATCGGTGTCGCGAGATCCGCTTCAATTATCAGAAATGACAATCCGGCTCTTTGGAAAATCCTTTCGGATCAGTTCTTGCCGGATGGATGGGGAGCTAAACCAATTCCGGATACTGAAGACAATCTCAAAGTCCGTCTTTATGCCGAGATGATGAAAAAGAAGAACGAAATGGCGGTAAAGGTAGAAAGAAAAATAGCTGAGTAATGGTATGGAAGAAATTCAAAAAGGAGCAATCATTATTTATCCTGGTATGCCATGGGGTTTCATCGTAGTTCCGCAGTTTCTCGCGAATAAGGCAGAAGAGTTCGGTTTATATAGAAAAATTAATCATCCAAAGTTCGGAGAATCTTACGAGAAAATAGAAACAACTCACTTAGAAAATAATTCTTAATACAAAAATATGAAGGATAAGCCTGAAGATCATAATTGGATGCCGGAGTTTATTTTTAAATTCACAACATACGATAGGCCGGTAATGATTGTCCTCTGGTGTCCTCATTGTAAGCGGTATAGATACCAGTACGGAGAAAGAATAATATAGTCTTTTTATGAAAGTTTTTGCCATATCAGATACGCATTTCGGACACGACAAGCTATCGGAAGTCTTCGGTAGGCCTGTTGATTTTGGTGAGCGTATTCTCAGTAACTTATCCAAAAGTAAAGGTGATATTCTCATCCATTGTGGTGACTTCTGTATCGGAGACGATGAGATCCATCACGATGCGTTTATGGAATGTGTAAGTGGGTTTGATAAGTTGATCTTGGTACGCGGCAATCACGATAAAAAGAGTGATGCCTGGTATATGGCGCATGGTTGGGACTTCGTGTGTGAGATTCTTTGGCAGAAATACTTCGGCAAACAGATCATCTTTAGCCATATGCCGATTCTCAAACCGCCAGAAGATACATTCTCTCCTCATTTTCCGCCGGATATAAATATTCATGGTCATTTGCATGGGGATAATGACCGAAGAGGTATGACGAGAGATCTATACGACACGAAATGGTTCTATGATCTCGCTCCCGATACGAATGATTATAAGCCGGTTGATGTAGAAAGTATTATTCACGAAATTTATAAAATCTAAATCATTTTTAATCCAGGAAGTATGGAAACATCAGTTGAAAAATTTGATCCAGCGAGTCTCATGCAAGGTGTACGCGATAGAATAAAATCTACTTTTGTCTCTCTTATTCCGGACGCTCAATGGGAAGAAATGGTGAAAGCTGAGATAGATAAGTTTTTAAAATCTGATAGGTGGGAAAACCCAAAGAGCCCATTTCAAAAAGTTGTCGAGGAAGTTATCCATGAAAAATTAAAGGAAAAGGTGAAACTTCTCATAGAGGAGAAATACGTCTCAACTATGTGGGAAAACGGACAGTATAAGCCGACAGAAGCAATTGAAAAAGCAATAGTCGCAGCAACGCCTCAAATTCTCGGTGACATTATTGCCAGAGCCGTTCAATCGGTCGTGAATAATATACCAAGACAGTTTTAAAATCATATGAATGTTCTACATTGCGATGAATGCAACAGGGAAGCTCCTGAATCATTTGAAGAGGCGAGGGATTCCGGATGGTATTTGAGTAGTAAACTGAGCGTTTCAGGCATCCCCTGGGACATGCTCTGTCCGGATTGTAGGCACTCGCACATCGAACCAAAAATAATTCACTAAGGCAGGTTTATGGAAATTATCTTAGCAGCACTTTTAGGAATATGTTATACGGTAATAGTCTTTTTTACCGGAGCAGTTATTGGATTTAATGCCGGACGTGATGATAAATAATATGAATATTGATTATAAAATAAAATATAGTTTACTTGTTTTTTTACTATGTATGTCCATTCTGATGGGATGGGTAATATACAAGTTACCAAGATACGAATGTGTTAAAAGTCATGAAGAAATAAGATATCAAGACGCTCGCTATACGCCTGTGTGGATAGGAAAGATGTTTATTCAACAGTATCATCCGGCCTACTATTATCGGGTGACTATTTGTGATAAGGAAATAATCTCCAATCCGTAAAACAAAACTATGAGTATAATACGCGCTTGTGAATCCTGTCCAATGGCAAAAGTCTTGATGAAAGACTGGTCAAAAGTCAGTGAACTCCTATTCGAGGAAACAATTCGAATCAGAAGGGGGAGAGACGGCGATGAGCTTACTTTCGGAGAAGTCATGGAGATAGATAATCTTCTTCAACTGAAGGCCAAGATAGACGAGATGTTAGAAAAAATAAAGTAAAACACAAATATTATGACGGAAGAAAAGAGAGCGCGACTCCATCAGGCACTCGATGAAGCTTGTGATCATGGGCTCGGAGAATTCAATATCAAGATTAAGGAAGACGGTCATTTCTTTGTCGATGATATCCGTTGGAGAAGAAACCCCTTACCGTACGAGATGAAGAACGCTTTTGAGGAGATGCTCGCTTCGGGATTTGGAAATGTAGAACTCATTGATGGGGCAATGCCGGTTTTTAAACAAAGTAGGAAGATAAGAATTTGACCATACTTTAGAAAAGTTGTATAATGATTTTAATTGAATACCGCTGACGTATCAAACGAGGCACTTACCCATCAAGGGGAGTGTCTCTTTTTTTTGTAGAAAATAATTAACTTGCAATTCTTGCGCTGAACCTTTCTTGCAAGTTGGGTTCAGCACAAGGATAAATACTTTATGCAAAATAGAAAACTCATTGAGTTGTCGATGGCAATCCGCGAATGCGGCGATCTTAAAGGCGTTAAATTCGCTTACGCCATTTCGAAGAACCTGAAAAACATTGCTAAAGAACTCGAGGCGGTTCAGGAAACCATCATGAAGCTCCAAAAGGAGCATGCCCAAAAAGATGCGAAGGGAGAAATGATTATCAAGGACGGCAAGATTGAGATGGTTAATCTGACGAAATTCAACGAGGAATACGAGGAGCTCATGAAGATAGAAAACGATGTGACCTTGCACAAAGTAAGAAGAGAAGATATTCCGGCCGAAATAACCGCCGGACAATTATCAGGAATATTCGATCTTATTGAGGAATAAGACTATGGATAATGCTAAAGCTTTTAGAAATCTTGTAGACGCTACAGTTGTCCTGGATAAATTCGGACTTACGAATTTTCTTATTGATGGAACTTTGCTTGGAGTGGTGAGAGAAAATGATTTCATCGGACACGATACCGATTTAGATCTCGGCGTATTCATGGAAGAATGGGATTTTGAAACCTTTTCTAAAGTCGTTCTTGAAATGATGAAGCACGGTTTTATTCTCTATCATAGCTTTGGTACATTCGGACGGCATTTTGAAGCAGCGTGGTATCGCGATGGCATTAAGATTGACTTTTTTTTCTACTACAAAGTAGGTGAGAAGATCAGGTTTAATGCTTTTTTAAATGGCGGTAGGACTCTTCCTAACGATATTTTGACGTATGAGTATGATCGGAAGCATTTTGACTCCTTAGACGGAAGATTGTTCAGGGGACTTCTGTTTCGTATCCCCTCTGATCCGGAAGGCGTTTTGGAAGCGAAATATGGCAAGGAATGGAGGGTTCCAGTAAAGAAATGGGATTGGGCGAGAGATCCAAAGAATCTTATATCTGAAGGAAAGTTTCTATGAAAGATAGAGTGATTATCACTTACGGAACATTCGATCTCTTTCACTATGGTCATGCCAGACTTTTAAAAAGAGCGAAGAAAAGATGTGATTATTTGATAGTTGCTCTATCTACGGACAAGTTCAATGCTCTCAAGGGCAAGAAGTCGATTCAAACATACTTACAGCGAAAGGAAGTTCTGGAATCGATAAAATATATCGACGAAATCATACCGGAGCGGAATTGGAGTCAAAAGGGAAGAGATCTTAAAAAGTACGGCGCGCAAATGGTAATGGGGAGTGATTGGAAAGGAAAGTTCGACAATTACAATTGCATATACTTTCCGAGAACAGAGGGGATTTCATCGACGTTATTAAAAGTAGATTTATAAAAATGAAAATACACAAAGTAGAAAACGAGCCAGGGAAATTCATGTTGTTCTGTCCGGCGTGCAAGTGCGGCCATTGGTTTAACGACACTATTTGGCAATTCAATGGTGACATGGAAAATCCGACGATCAGCCCATCATTACTGGTCAGGTCAGGACATTATGCTGAAGGAAAAACAAAAGAAGATTGTGAGATGTGCAAGAAAGAACGAAAGTTCTGTCATATATGTCATTCGTATGTTACTAACGGCAAGATTGAATTTCTAAGCGATAGCACGCACGATATGGCCGGTCAGACAGTTGATTTGGAAGATTTTTAAAGTGAACAGTATGGAACTCGATTTATACGGCTGGTTTCCGGAAGAGAATGAGGAAACGCTGAAAAAACTTATCAAAGAGAACGATGTAAAAACCGTCATTGAGATAGGTTGTTTTCTTGGCAAGTCAACGAAGTTTTTTGTGGAGCAAGGTTGTGTTGTCATTTCAATTGATACGTTTGAGGGATCTAAGGATATAAACGCTAGTGCAGAGGTTCAAAAAAGACTTCCAACGCTTTATGAGCAATTTGTGTTCAATATGAAAGAACTCGGTATAGAGAAGAGGATCGCTGTTTTGAGGGGTACTTCCGAGGAGGTATTTACTTCTCTATCCGATCCTCAGAAGGTAGATTTAGTTTTCATCGACGGATCTCACGAATATGAAGACGTAAAAAAGGATATCGAAATGTGGAGTACGAGAGCGCAAAAGGTGATTTGCGGAGACGATTATACCGATGTTCATCCTGGAGTGAAAAAAGCAGTTGATGAGCTCTTGCCGGAAGCTAATAAAAATCAACGTGTTTGGTACAAAACGATATGAATATAATTCTCAAATGTGATGATTTTTGGGGAAAAGATTGGGAGAGAGAAAAGCTCTTTTTTGACGTTGTTCTTAGGCGCAATATAAAGATCTCTCTGGGCGTTGTCGGAGCCGGCATCACTACCGCGAATAAAGAGGCCATTGATTTCTTAAAAGAGAATAAAGATCTCGTTGAGGTATTCAACCATTCCTTTTGGCATGTAGTAGGGAAGCCGGTGAAAGAGTTTTACAAAACAAGTGATGAATATCAGAAGGAAAGCATCTCGCGAACGGATCAGATCGTATTGGAACGCCTGGGCGTACAGATTGAGACGATCGGGTTTCCGGCGAATGCTTGCGATCAGAGAGCGCTTGATTTCTTGAAAGATTACAGCCTTATTAAAAACATTTACTACACGCCAGAGGCTCATAACAGAAAGGAAATTGAGCAGATAGGAAAGCGGATTATCAATATTGACGGTGAAAGCGTTATTCAGCTTCATCCTTTCGCTCATGATTTCAGTCTCGAAGAATTTGAAGCAATGGTTATCGAAAAGCTTGCTCAGGGTCACGCATTCATCTTTCCATCAGAATTATGAAGAATCTCACTGCAATTGTCGTCAGTTTTATGCGGCCGGAGTATACGATCGGCTGTGTTAAATCGTTGAGAAGGAACTATCCGAACATAAAGATAATGGTGGGAGAGCAAATAAAAGATAAACCTAGTAGGGGCGTCGTAAAGGTTTGTGAAAAATACGGGGCGACGTATGTAGAGCTTCCCTTCGATTGTGGTGTCGGAGCCTCAAGGAACAAGCTCATTGAATTGGTTGATACGGAATATGTTCTTGTCGGAGATGATGATTTTCTCTATGACGAAAGGGCTAAGGTAGATCAGATGCTCGAGTTCTTGAAGAATACGGATTTTGACGTTATCGGCGGAAGGATAATTCAAGACGCCAAAGTCAGGAATTATCAGGGCTTTATAAAAATAAAGAGTAAGTTCATTCGGACAGATCCAATTAAGAACCCCGATTCGATAACCAAGAGAGAGGAAAAGAGCGGCTTAAGATTCGAGAAATGCGATTTGATATTCAATTACTTTGTCGCGAGGAAGCGTATTTTGGAGAAATATAAGTGGGACGAGAATATCAAGGTGGCGTATGAGCACCATCACTTCTTTGTCAATCTGAAGAAAAAGAAAGCGAAAGTTGCTTTCAGTCCTGATCCGCTCGTTTTGCATAAGTTCCAAAATTATCCGGTGACGAATGAATACCGGTTCTATCGGATGAGACGGCAGGATAAAGAATATTATTTTAAATCACTCGGAATAGATTATTCGATAACCATAAGCGGTGTAAGAGATTCTCTATGATTTATATTACCGGCAGTCATGGCTATATAGGATCGAGGCTGAAAAGCAGAGGCTTGCTTTTTGATGAATCCATTGAAGAATGCGATTTGAAAATAGGGAGAGATGTTCTGACATATATGCCGAAGGGTAAACCAGACATCATTTATCATATGGCCGGACAAGCCGGCGCGGTTCCGTCAGATGAAGATCCAATTAATGACGCGCGACAGAATATTCTCGGAACACTCAAGGCGATTGAGATTGCAAACAAGTATGAGGCTCGGTTGATTTTTCCGGCTTCGGCCGCTTCTTTGGAGCCGAAGAGTCCGTATGGTTTGAGCAAGAAAATTGCTGAAGAGTATATAAAAATGCTCTGTAACGATTACGTTATTCTAAGGCTTTCAAGTATTTTTGGAGATAAGCCGGTGGGCGTTGTCGATAACTTCATTCGCGGAAGCAAGTGCGTTATTTACGGCAAAGGAACAGCTATAAGAGATTTCGTGCATGTTGACGATATCGTTGAGGCCTTCATCTTAGCAAAGAATTGGCCGAAAGGCGTCTATGATTGCGGCAGCAAGAAAGGATTGCATATACTCGATCTCGCTGTAGCAACAGGGAAGGAAGTTGTGTTTGAACCGGCGCGGAATGGAGAAATACAGCGATCAGTTTTGGAAAACACAACGCCGGATTGGGTTCATAAAATAGATGTAATCCAATACATAAAAGAAAAATGCAGAACGTAGATTTCATCATTACGACGATTGACCGATACGAGCTATTGCAAGAACTCTTGGATAGTATTTTCACGTTCTATCCATTCGCGAAAGTGACAGTGGCCGATCAGAGCAAAGAGATTGATACGGAACTGTATAACAATTGGGCGCGCCATGATTTGAGAGTTTTGCCGCTCCCGTATGATTGTGGGTTATCCGCCGCGCGAAATATTCTCGTCAAAGAAACGGATCTCCCTTATAAATTACTCTTGGAAGATGATTTTCTTTTTACGGCCGATACGAAGGTGGAAAAACTGCTTGAGCTTATGGAGGTGGCCGATATAGCCGGCGGAGGCGTCTATAGGAATGGTACGAGACTCTCCTTTGAATTTAATTTCAAGCGAGAAGGCGACACGATCTATCAAATACCGGATGGAGATGATTGGACGGAGCATAAAGGGGTTCATTATAAGCGAACCGGCTGTGTCCTTAATTTCGCACTCTTTAAAAGATCTGTCTTTGATAATATACAATGGAATAGTAAGCTTAAACTCATCGAACATCAGCATTTCTTTTACAGAGTCAAGAACCCTATAGTTTTCACGAATGATGTCAAAATAGTTGATAACAAAAAAGAGAAAACGCCTGAATATCGGCAGTTGCGGAACAGAGAATATTTTTGGATAGACGCCCTGAATGATCTCGGAGTAAAGCGGCTGATGTATTTAAACGGACAGGTCGTTGAAGTCAGGGATAACAGAATAATCCGGTACAGAGAAAGCCTATGCAATTCTTAGAGAAAAAAGAAGAAAATGGATTCATCTATACGGTTGAGGATTCTTTCGGAGAGATGGAGTTCCGCAGTCCGGTCAATCTCGATGCCGTCATGTTGGATCAGGTCTTTCTCGCAGTATTCAATCTTAAGGAAAAAGGCAACACAATCACAGGCACGATAAAAGGGACTGGGATTACTTATATCTATAAAAGGAAGGATCAATGGAGCGATGTTGAAGAAGAGGAAGTCCCAATATTGATAACGGATAAAGAGAATTTTATAATAAGACTTATTAAAAATTTACTCAGAAAAATACTGCTATGGCTAGAGAAATAAAATTTAGGGCGTGGGATAAAAGATTGAGAATATTCATCTTTTTTGAATCGCTTTGGGATTTCGTGACTGCCGGACATGAAGATGAACATGAAGGCAATAGCGTTTTCGCTAATAAAAAGCTTGGATTATACAGTAAAGATGATTTTCTTTTCACAGAATACACCGGCCTCAAAGACAAGAACGGCAAGGAGATTTATGAGGGGGATATCGTGAGAGCAAATGACGGCGAAGGGGAAATAGTTTACATCCATGCCATGTTTGCAATGGATTGCGGTGAAGACAAAGTATACGCTCTGGATCAGTTATCGAGAAGTGAAACGAAGTTTGAAGTGATTGGTAACATTTACGAAATTAATAAGTGATAAATAACAAGGTTATGACGACGAACAAAGAAAAAATCGAAAGAGTGTACGCGCTGAATGCAGAGCTTCAGGCATTGCTCGGCCAAGAGAGCGATTTGTATAAAAAGGCAACTGATAATCGCGCTACTAAGCTGACACTTAAAAGAGGCGATAAAGACGTGGAAGTTACGGAGGGCGAGCTCTGGGAGGAGTTGAGAATTACCGGAAACTTAAAGGGCGAGGCTGGACAAATTCTTCGAAGTCGCTATACAGAAGTTTTCGAAGCCGCCGAAAAACGCGAGGCAAAAAATAAGGAGATGCAGGATTACATCATTGCAGAATTCGGATTTGATTTCCGGCAAATGTCTATCGCTGACTATATGAAGCTGACAGAAGCGATAATTGATTATAAAATGGGTAAGTAGGGGAAGAAAAAACTAAATACCGCTGACGTATCAAACGAGGCGACAACCATTTATGGTTTGTCGTCTCTTTTTGTTAACACTTTTATGGACGTGAAAAGCCCTAAAAAACCAATATACAGACCTTTGAGCGTAATCGAGAGGGACATTCTCTATGCGCTTTACGATAAATGGAATGGCCGAATGTCACAGATGCTTCTTGATCCGGACTGTCTTTTTAAGGCGTATACGCAGATTCATTACTACTGCACTTTCTATCATTTCAAAGAGCAGTTTCTTGCAAATAGGAAAAAGAGAGCATTGGAGGTTCAAGAAAAATTACAGGATGCAAAAATGCTTGCCATAGAGAATGCCATGCGGATTCTCGAATCTCACAATGTTTTCGTCAGAAATAAGTTTGGCATTCAGCTTTTCGATTCGGAAGGAAAGCCGCTTATTATCGAACAATTGCCGTATTACAAGGAAATCAAAACGGCTTGGGAAATAATTAAGACGGAATTGGGGGAGCCGACTACGATTGGAAAGAACGATATCACCAGCGGAGGAAAGCCATTAAATGAAATTAAGATAGTATTCGAAGAATTCAATGAACCTAAGCACGAGTAAATTATATAAGCCTCTGTTCCTTGAAAGACCAAGATACATCATCTGTATGGGCGGTCGAGCGTCCGGCAGATCGTATGCGGCCAGTCAGTTTTCGCTTGTTAAATTGCTCTCGGCCGATTACTTCCGTTGCGCCATTATGCGGTATGTCTTGGGTGATATTAGGAATTCAATATTTCAAGAAATCAGAGACAGAGTTGAAGAGAACGAAGTTGAGCAGATAGAGATCAGAGAAAATACGCTGGAATTCAGACACAAGCATAACAAAATAAATGGCATCGGATTTAGAAAATCGAGTAGTGACCAGAAGTCAAAATTGAAGTCTCTCGCGAGTTACAACTGCATTATCATCGAAGAGGCCGATGAAGTGGCCGAAGAGGACTTTCAACAATTGGATGATTCCCTAAGAACAATAAAGGCGGATATCACGATCATCTTACTCCTCAATCCGCCGGATAAGAATCATTGGATCATCAAACGCTGGTTCAATCTCATCAGTTCAATCGTTCCAGGATACTACAAGGCGGAATTGAAAAGCACTGAGACGGACACTATTTATATACATGGAACGTATAAGGATAATATAAAAAATCTCAACCAGAAAACGATTGATAATTATGAAAGGTATAAAGATAGAAATCCGGATCACTACTATAACATGATCGAGGGGCTGGTGAGTGAAGGCGCGCGAGGGAGGATCTACAAGAACTGGAAGATTATTACAGACAAGGAATTCAACGAATTACCCTACGACTCATATTACGGATTGGACTTCGGGTTTTCGAATGATCCTGCCGCACTCATTGAAATCAAGGAACATAACGATGATATATGGTGCAAGGAATTACTGTATGAGGTTGGGCTTACCAATAAAAGGCTATCTGAACGGTTCGCAGATCTCGGTATAAAGAAGTCTAGCGTCATATATGCCGATAGCGCCGAGCCAAAATCGATTCAGGAGCTCAGAGATGATGATTGGGACGTGAGAGCCGCTCCGAAGGGTCAAGACAGCGTAAGAGCCGGAATTGACCTTCTGATAGGCAAAAACGTCTATTATACGGAGTCCAGCACGAATATAGATAACGAAAATCATGAGTATAAATGGGCTTTAGATCAGAATAAGGAGCCGACGAATAAGCCGATAGACAATTTTAACCACGCAAAGGATGCCATAAGGTACGGCGTAGTCTCGAATAATCAGCAGTCATTCGTAGGATTTATATAAAAGCCATGACACCAGAACAAATAATCCAAAAAATGAAGGAGGTGGCCGAGAGAATAAAGTTCGGTACGGCTACGGTCGAGTTCACTTTTAATCGCGGACAGATAGTGAAGGCGACTGTCAAGGAGACACAAGAAGTTGTGCTTTTTGGCTAGTTGTGCTATTATAATTGCAACAACTAAAGAAATCTCAAAGCGGACGAACCGATAGGAGACACATAACGTGTTTTTTCTATCGGTTTTTTTATGTTCGAGAGATTAAAAACAAGAATAAAGAATTTTATAGATAGTGAAGATCCTTTTTCGGGTTTTTCAATTTTGCCATTTTCGAAATACAAAAAGAAATATTCTTCATCTGATTATCTTAGCGCTTATGGAATTTCTCTTTATGCCAATCGCGCGGTAAATAAAAGAGCAGAAAAAGTCGGAGCAATAAAATTCGTTTTGAAAAGAGGCGATGCGATTGTAGAGAAGCATGACGTTCTTGACTTACTCGCGAAACCAAACAAGGCATTTACGGGGTATGAATTCTGGCGACTGTACCAGAAGTACATGGACATCTTCGGCGAAGTTTACATCATGCTCGATACTGAGTTGCGCATGGGTGGCAAAACCAAAGTGAACGAAATGCATCTTTTGCAAAGTGGCTCGGTCAAGCCATATTTTAATGAAAAGACAGGAGAGCTCCAAAAGATTGAATATCAAACGACAGCCGGACTTCAAGTTATTCCAGGAGAACAAATCATTTATTCCCACAATCCTGATCCGGCTAATCCGCTTCGCGGCGAGTCATTGTTGCAGTCCGGTATCCGGCAAATTGAAACGTCAACGCAGATTGATGAGTACCATTCGAAGATCCTTGAAAACGGCGGAAGAGTCGAAGGTGTGTTCAATTTCAAAACAGGCTCACTGAATAAAAATCAGCTTAAAGAACTGAAAGAGCAGTATCAGGAAGAATACGGCAACGCCAGCAATGCCGGCCTTCCTCTATTTTTGGCCGGAGATGCCACATATGAAAAACTCGGTCTGAGTCCGAACGAGCTTGCTTATCTTGAAACAAAGAAAGTGACGCTCGATGACATACTTCTTTTGACCGGAGTGCCACGCGCGATTCTCGGACTTACTTCGAATGAAACATTCTCCAATTCTGATGCTTCTATCAGAATATTTTTGGCCGAAGTAGTGCAGCCATTACTTCAATCATTAGTGACTATTTTGGATGAGCGACTCGTAGAGGAGTCACTTGATCTTTCTTTCGTAGATCCTACACCGGCAAACAAAGAAGAAAAAAGAAAGGATCTCGAAACGGCAAATACAGTGAATGCCATGACAACGAACGAGAAACGAGAAGCCCTCGGGCTTGATCCTGTTAAGGGTGGCGACACTATTCTTGTTCCTCTTAATCTCGTTGAGATGAACAGTCAGGCGTCAGTAGAGCCAAATAAAGGCTTAATAAAGGCATTTAATCACCCATTGAAGAACAGAGAAAACAGAGAAATCTATCATGCCTTATGTCTGAAGCGTCTTGATCGTCGGCAAAAAAGAATGCTTGACGTTATCGAGAATTACTTTGTTGGTCAGCGAACGAGATTGATTGAAAAACTTCAGGGTCAAAAACGATTCCGCGTGAAGGGTCTTCTCGGAGAGATTTTTGGAATGGCTTTGGAAATTCGATTGGCTAAGGATGCGGTCTTGCCAATCCTTCAACAATTACTGATTGAGTCTGCTGAGGACGCAAAAGAAATAGCCGGTTCAAGTTGGGATTTCAACGAGACTCCGGAGATTCAAAGTTGGTTGGATAGGAAAACAAGAATATTCGCTGAACAGATTACAGCGACTACTTTTGAAACCCTTCAAAGTGCTTTTAGCGAATCACTCGATGCCGGTGAAAGCCGACAGGAGCTTATCGGAAGAATCGAAGAAACATACGGAGAGATCAGCAAGTCGCGAGCTGAGATGATAGCGAGAACTGAAGTGCATGGCGTGACTCAATACGGAACTTCTCAGGGTTACAAGCAAGCCGGCCTTCCGATAAAGATATGGGTTTGGGCTCCTGGTACGCGTGGCGGAATGAGAGACGCGCACAGAGCAATGGACGGAGAGGAGAAGCCACTCGAGAGCGCCTTCAGCAACGGATTGATGTTTCCAGGTGATTACAGCGGAGGAGCGGATGACGTAATTAATTGTCAATGTTTCATTTAAAAAATAATCAATTTATGAAAAAAAGATACTTGCGATTTCCGATACAAGTAAAGGAGGTCAACACAGAAAATTTTACTCTTGAAGCTATCTTCTCGACAGATGATACGGATCGTCATGGAGATGTTGTTTTGCAGAATTTCGACTTGAAACAATTCAAGAAAAATCCTGTTGTTTTAAACAGTCACGATTACAGCGATGCGTCTCAAGTGATTGGAAGAATTCAACCAATAAGCGTGAAGGACGGAGCTTTGCAGGGAAAGGTAAAATTCGCTGTCAATGAAAACCCAAAAGCTAAGATCATATTCGATCTCTATGCCGGCGGTTATTTGAATGCCTTTTCAATCGGATTCATCCCGTTGGAGTTCGATGAAAAAAATAACATTTCCAAATCTGAATTACTCGAGGTTTCTGCTGTATCAGTTCCAGCCAATGCAATGGCACTCGCTAAATCAAAAGGGATTGATGTTGATGGTTTGGATGAGGATGATGTCGAAAAATGTGAGCACGAGAGTTACAAAAAAACAGATAAAGGATTCGAATGTATCTGTTGCGGAGAGATAGCGAAAGAAGAGAAAAAACAAAAGAAAGAGGGCGACAAATGCGAAATGCCTGACGGCACGATGGGAGAAATGCATCCTAATGAAGACGGCGAAATGGTCTGCATGTTGCCGAAAAAGAAAGATGCTGATGTTGAAGTTACAGAATTGGAAGTTTCGAAGGGCGTCTCAAAACTTGAGATCTTGAAGCGGATTGCTGAGAAAAAGGAAAAGAAAAGACAGGAAATTTTGAAAGAAATACTTGCCGTTACACGGCGGTTGTCACAAGGCGAGGTCGATGCCGAAAAAAGACGACAAATGGTAAATCGGGCGATTAAGCAAATGATAAAAATTAAAGATTAGTAGTATGAATTTAATTGCAAAATTGAAAGCTCTCATTGCTAAGGGATTCGCGACGGCTGCTGAAAAGGCGCTTGTCAAGAAAGAGCTCGAAGCACAGAGCGAAGAAGTAAAAGAGGTTGCCGCTGACCTTGCCGGAGAGGTTGAAGCTCTCCCTGAGTCTGATCCTTCAGAAGCAAAGGTTGAGGAAGAAGTCGAAAAGGCTATCAAGAGCGTTTTCGCAGGTGAGAAGGCCGGACTGACAAAATCAGTGAAAGAAGAAGTTATCGCTGAGGTTCAGAAGATTCTCGATGCTCATAAGAGCAAATCAGAGCGCGAAGTTGGCGTTTACTCTGTAGAGGCGCAGAAAGATGAGAAGCGTAAAGTCATGAACAAATTCCTTCGTGAAGGAATGTTGTCGCTCATCAATGGAAGCGAAACTAAGGAATTCGCAAAAATCAAGGCTGAGATGACGAGTGATTCTCAGGGAACCCCTTATGCCGGATATATCACTGACTCTTTCTTGTCAGCAGAAATCCGTCATTTGCAGACTGAATATGGTGTTGCAGCTCGTGAATTCGCGACTGTCAGCTTCATGCAGAAGAGTTACAAGGCAAATAACCTTGCAACTGATGTGTCCGTATTCTGGGTAGATGAAGCCGGTTCCATTAAGTCAACACAAGCAGTGCTTGGACAGGACAGCTTGGAACTCAAGAAACTTGCTGCAATTGTCACGCTTACTCGTGAATTGCTCCAAGAGCAAGAAATCGACTTTGTTTCTTTCCTCGGTTCTCGTGTTGCTGAAGCTTTTGCGCAAGCGGAAGATGAAGCTTTCTTCAAGGGTGATGGTAGCTCTCCATTCGGTTCCTTTACCGGTCTTTTGGAGAATACAAGCGTCAATGAGGTTGTGATGGATTCTGGTGATGGAAGTTTCCGAGATATTACTGTCGAATATCTCCGCGCAATGCAGGATGAAACTCCACAAGGTGCTTTGGCAAATGCTAAGTACTACATGAATCGTACGATTCTTAGCCAGGTGCGAAATTTGCGAGAAGAAGCTGGTGCTGGTGCGTTTATCTACAAAGCGCCACAAGGTAATGAGCCAGCTAATATCGACGGATACCCTGTCGTGTTAGTCGAAGCCATGCCTGGTATTGCTGATGATGCTGCTGATACGTCTTTCGTTCTCTTCGGAGATTTGAAGAAGGCAACCATTCGCGGAATTCGCGGTGGTATCGTAGCTGATCGCTTTACTGCCGGTTCTGTTCGGAACGTAGCTGATAACGCTGATTTGAACCTGATCACGACTGACCGCGAGGCTGTTCGTTGGATCTCTCAAGTTGGTTTCATCGCTATCTTGCCGGAAGCAGTAACGAAGCTTACTACCAATGCAGTGAGCGCGTAGGTTACTCAGAGGAGCTGATACTTTATCGGCTCCTCAATAGTGATTTAACGCAAAATCCTATGACAAAGAATGTCTATCAGAACAAAAAAACCGGTCAAAAAGTGATAACCAGTGAAAAGCTCGATAGCAAGCACTGGAAACTCATTAAGCAATGGAGAACCGGACAAATGGATAAAGAAAAAATTAAGACAAAGTAATGGCCGACAAAGCATATACAACTGAAGCAAAGATTGCCGCATATCTTGGCGGTATAACAATAGCCAACGGCGCAACGGCCGCTTTCATCTTGGCCGCGCAACAGTATATAGAGCAGATTACCGGTAGGAATTTCAAAGCCGAATCAACAGCGAGTGCTCGTCTCTTTAGTGGAAACGATCGTCAGGGATTAAGAATTGATGACTGTGTGGATGTTACTAAAGTCGAAGTCGGCAATGACGGGTGGGGCGATACCTTCACAGAGGCGGTAAACGAAGAGGGCGAGACGCCTCAATACTATGAAATGCCGATAAATTATGCTGCAGACCTTTTGCCGATAAACAAGATTGGGCTAAGAAACAAAGTTTGGATAAGCGGCCATGCCAATCATCGTATTACGGCTAAATGGGGATACTCAGCTGCCGTTCCGGATGATATAAGTTTCGCGGCCACAGTCATTGCTTCCGGTATGTATTACCAGAATCGCGGAGAAAATACGGGTGCTATCAAGAGTGAACGGATCGGAGAGTATCAGGT